ATAATTTTAGTCCATTTGTAGGAAACTGATCCTGGATGATCAGCAGGTCCGTCCATAAGCTGATTATTATTTGCACTCATAAAATGCTTGCCAGCAGGTGGTTCAAATTTTATAAGTGTGCCAGGTTTTAATAATTTTAATGTACTAGCAGTAAATGTACCTATTTGAAGTTTAACTCCTGCAGAGTTTGTGAAATTACCTGTGTTTTGATTTGTATCAATAGTTCTGCTATCCCATACTACTCCTAAATCTCCTACTAATGTTTTAGGAAAACTATTGTAATAATAATTTTTTACTTTCTTATCTCTAAGAATAGGCTCAATTACATTTAAAATAGCACCTTCAATATCTGTTTTTGTTATGAAGCTAAATGATTGTTTAGGATTTAAAAATTCTTTAGTAAGTATTCCGTCTATTCCAAAAAGATTAGTTTTTGAATATTTGCCTGTTGCATCAACAAGATCAAGATAACGACTTATACCGCTTGCAGTTCTGTTAACACTCTTAACTTTTATAATTTCTTGACTAATGGACAATGGAGCAATTTGATAATCTTCTGCTGTTATCATTCTATTTTGGGTATAGTAGGTTGCAGGAGCATTTCTTTTAATGCTTGCACTCGACTCACTTACACTTGCGTTATCTACAGTATATTTTAAAGAATATACTAGTGTAAGTTGCTCTGATTTTCCTGTTTTGCTAATGTAAGGAATTTTAACACTTACTCCTCGCATATCGCTAGGCTCAATTATTATCCTTCTATTCTTACTGGTTCTATAATATACTTTGAAATTACCTTGCGGTAGATTTCCAAATGTACCGTCAGAAAATATTAAACTAACTCTGTCGTTTGCTCTTGTCAATACAGAATAAATGTTTCTAATATTTTTGTTTAAACTATTGTAGATAACATTATTACCTTCAACAGCATCTACTTTAGTCCATAATTCTTGCTCTAAACCAAAGTTATCTGTTTTGTATAACCAAACATCACTGTTGTTTACGTTTGTTGCATCTATTGCTACTACTTGATTAGTACTAGGTGATGTAATATTAAACGCACCTTGATCAAGCGTACCTTGTCTAAAATGACAGAAATAACCTGTGTTAGAACTTGCAGGACCTTTGCCGTCATCTCTATATAGAAATGCAAAATTATTTCCTGGAAACGGAGCCTCTTCTAATATTTCACCGTTGTCAATTGTTGTGCTTACAATTTCAAATCTACTTGTAGTTCCGCTTATTGTTTTATTAAATCCATAAGTTGGAATGTCAGCGTTTGCACTGTTTAGTCGATATTGTTCAGTAGGAACACCGCTTACTGTTGCTTTTTGTACAGGACGTCCTATGTTAGCATTTACTGGTAGTGCTGCATTTAAAACTTTTGTAAATTGTTCGTTCCAGTCAGGATTGCTTGGATCATTCCAAATTATAGTTTGGTTAGCTAAATTTAAATTATTACTATCTCTAACTGTTTCGCTAGTTTGCACACTTTCAATTTTAAGTAAACCGTTTGCAGCCTGATTACGTTTAGGATTATAGGAAAGCAATCTTGCTAAACGTAGTACACTTTCACGGCGTTCTGCTAGTTCTAAAAAGTTTTCACGAGCATTTAAGTCTGTACGGAAAGCTATGTTTTGACCTAAAAATGCTATCAAATCTATAAGTGCTAGATATTCTGAACTTTCAATGTAATCATTAAAATCTTCAGGATAATTTTGGCGTATGTAGTTAATCATTGTTCGACGTAGATTGTCGAAATCATATGATTTAAATTCTGCATTCCTGTAGCTCTGGTAGATACGCTTCCAGTCTTCTGCTACAAGTAATCTATTTTGTCTGTCGGTTGTTGACATGTGATTGCTTTCCTTTAATTATACAGTATTTATTGAAATTAATAATCTACGTATATAATTATCTGGCAAGTAATCCTGCATTTTGATCAAATGCTAAACGCATATTTTCAGATATATTATAGGGCAAATACACTAACGTAGCTTCTATTTGAATGCCGCTCTCATATTGATCAACTGTGACTGAAGCAACATTTACCCTTGGATCGTAGTTTATGATAGTTTCAACATTTTGAGCAATAACTTCTTTGAGTTTTTCAGTTAACGGCTCGTACAAAATATCCCAAATTATTGTTCCAAAATTAGGATTACTTAACAATTCACCTTGTCTAATATGGAAATGGTTAATAATGTCTTGTTTGATAATTTGTATATCGTAGAGTTTAAAACCTATGCTGTCAGGATTTACAGTCGAAAAACCGTTATAGGTTTTTTCTCCTATACCGTAATCGGCACGCTTGTTAGATTTGACTGTAATTTCCTTGTATAGTTTCTTTTCAATTGTACTCATAACGTATTTACCTTACAAATTATTCCCCGCCAAATGCATCTAAATCGTCTACCGGTGCATTCACTGTTGCGTTTGGTGATCTTTGTACAGGAGCAGTGCCAAATTCGCCATATCTACTAAATCCAAATCCACTGTTATCATTAGTAGTGTCAAATTCGCCACCTTGAGCATTTCCAAAACCGTTATTATCACCAGTGACTGGCTGTGTGCTAACCTCTTCAGGATTAGTTAAAGATGCATTAGGACCACGGAACCCGTCATCTGGTCCTCTACTTTGTTCTTCTTGACGTGCTTGCTGTGTTTGTTCATCTTGACTTGTTTCCATAGGTGGACACTGTTTAAAAGTATCTTCAGCTGGTACTTCTGCATTTCTATCATCACTTGTATTATTTGAATTTCCTGCTTCGATTTCTTCTGGATCGCTGTTTGTTTTTTCAGGTATATGCTCTTGTGGATTTCTATTCTCTTGGCCTGTCCATGACCCTTGTTTTGGCACTCTAACAGGTGCAGGTGCTGCACTTGCTTCTGCTGCAACTGCTCCTGCACTATTCATATCAATTCTTCCGGCAGTTTCTTTATGTGCGGCAGATTTAATATTGCTAGAGCCTGCACAAGTAAGCATGCCATCTGCTCCCACTTTCACAGTCCAATTAGCTCCTGTTTCTGAAGCCATTTGATTTCCTGCCTTTATATTAATATTATTTCCTGCTTCTATATTAATATCTCTGTCTGCTTTAAAATTAAAGTCATTTTCGGTATGAATACTTACGCTATCTTTTGCATAGATATCAATTTTTCCATTAGCAGTCATTTCTATCCAACTGCCACCGCTACCATGTGCAATGTAAATCAAATCTTCTGAATTATGTAGTAAAATTTGATGACCTGTTCTTGTCTTGATTCTAAATAATTCATTTGCAGGAATACTTGGATCGCCTCCGTTGGCTAAACTTGTGTATTCACTCGGCACCGCATTTTCGCCGCCAGCAGGACCTTTTCTAAAAAGACTAGGATCTCCGTCATCCATTACCAAGGTATGGCCAGTCAGCCTTGAGGACGGAATATCTATTTGAGCACCTTCTTCACCATATTTTACTGTTGGATGGCCGGGTCTTCTGTCTAACGGTCCTGGAGTGCTCCAACCAAATACCATGCTAGGAACTTCTCGTCTTGCACTTGATGTAGTTGTTCCTCTAATTTGATCAACAGTCAATCCTGCACGATCTAATATAGCAAGAGCATCTGTGTTTACAGGTTTAATAAATTGTGTAGGATTATTACCTACTGCTTCTTCTGTACGTTTATTATATTCGCCAACTGGTAAAAGTTTTTCTTGGTCTTGATTATTAAATTTTGTACTTGCATTGCCTGGTACCATAAAATTCATATAGCGTTCTTGGATACAACCTATCCAAAATCCTCTACTTTTATTTCCTTCTGCAAAAATTACCAAAACTTTGCTGCCTATATCAGGTGGTATTGCCCACATTCCATAACTTTTTTGTGTTGAATTAAATGTGTCATTCTCACTAGATCCTGCAAACGGTGTAGTTCCATAAAAAGGACTTAGATAACTTACTTTTACTAATTCTCCAGATGTATTAGGTGTCGATCCTTCACTATTGCTTTTTAAAATTTCTACTTCAAGGCTACCCATATATTCACCGTCAAGATAATTTCTTACAATAGCTTCAAACGGGCCCGGACCGTCTATTTGTGTAGTTTTTTGGGATGGGGCTGGACTTCTGGTTTCTTCATTAGCAGCCATTAGCTATTGCCTCCTGTAAGATTATTAATTCCTCGTTGGATGCCTCTGACAGCTTCGTCTATTGCTGGTTGAGGATTGCTTAGTGTGCGAACTGCCGCTGCTAATTTAGGATCAACTTGTCCTTCTCCAAAACCTTCTACAATGTTAGATAACCCTGCTATTCCTCCAGTAAGTGCCTGTGCAATTTTAATCGGTTCGCCGTTGATATTATTAGCAAATGTTTCTGCAAGTTGTGCTGTTGGTGTGTCTAGATTTAGTATTCCGCCTATTGCTGTTGTATCAGTTGTAGCATCTGTAGGCTGTTTAGGACGTCTCATTGTTTGCAATGATTGAGTAAATTGTCCGTTGCTAAATTTATTTGTACAAAATAATACTTTATATAAACCACTAAATGCACCTACAGGAGCTGTTCCGCCGCCTGGAAAATCCATGTAATTTTGTCCGTAGTCTAAAGGTGTCCTAAAATTAAGTTGTATATCTACTTCGCCGTTTGAATATTCCATTGAACCATCTTGATTTATATTTAAAATACCAGGCACTGTTAACGCATTATAGTTGCCCATTCCACTATCAACAATATAATAAGGATCGCCCATTATTTCTAGATCAACCATAAGCAAATCTACAGGACTGTTTACTAGTGCTTCATTAAAATTACGTGCAATTTGACTTTCTGGATGAATTACAGGACCCCCGCCGTCAACAGTATTTGGCCTAGTGACAGCATCGCCTGATCTTGTAGTATTTTGTGTGTTATTATTTCCACCTTGCGAACCTGAAACTGCTCGTGCATTACCGCCTGTGACTTCGTCTGTGACTGCGGTTTTAGAATCTCTTGTAAGTTGTCCTCTATCTCCTGCTATTGCTGTAAAGAAAGCAGTGTTAAAGTTAATATCAAAATTTAATATGTCTTTGTTCTTGCCTGTATAGATGTAATTGTATTCTTTTACTGCTTGACGTTGTAAGTTTTGAATACCGGGAGAAACATCTGAACTACTTTGGAACTTAGATATATGAACTAGATACGGTAAAACTCTATATACAAATATTCTAGCAGGTTTTCCTGTTCTAGCCACTGTTTCTGCATCTTCATTAGCATTAAAAACTTGTGTTTGAATTCTAAACCAGGGAACCATTCCGTTAGCATCAGGCTTACGATCGGCAATATTTCTACCATATTCACTTAGTATGATAACTTCTTCTATTATGTCTTGTATTTTTTTACCAGCACTAAATGTACAGCTTCTAACATCACCTGTTCTCTGAACTCTACAACGGTCTATTTGCCCAGGAGTTTCTTCATCTTCTACATTAGTTCCATTAGGCATTGGCATAGTTCCAGCATCTAAATTACTTTTGGTAATTTTTGCTTTTCCTATATCGTTCATAAATTCTAATTTTTCTGCATATTCTCTAATGTTTTCGCCTAGTGTACTACGTCTAATAGACACTCCTCGATTAGCTCTTAATTCTTGCTCGTAATTATCAGGCACTTGCCCAGTACTATCGCCTGTTTGCGAAATATAATATTCTCTAATTTCTTCCTCTGTAAATTCCCGTGTAGTTGCACTATCATCTTCTTGTTCAGGTTGACCCTGCATAAACAATTCTGCTTCCTCAGCAGAAGATTGTGTTTTAGGAAAGACGATTACATATTGATCTCCTTTACCAACTTCTCCAGCCTCTTCTTTAAGAATTTGTCTATCGTTTAAAATTTTTGTAAAACTTCTTGCACCGGTTTGAAGCATTTCTGCTACCGTTGCACCTGTGAAACTTGTTTCAGTGTGCGATGTTTGTGTTTCATCTGTTAGTGCTATTTCCTGATAAGGAATTGCTTGCACAGCATAACTACTACCACTTTCTGTGACTTCAAATTCAACGTTAACTAATTTTAAAGGAAACATTCTACGAAGATTACTTGCATGAATATAATTTCCTGCATCATCGTATCCTTTAAATTCAACAGTTAATAAAAATGGAGCTTCTATGTAATTAGAGTTTGGCCCTCTAGCACGTTTTGCAGCAACTTGTAGTGCTTGTAAAAACATACCCATGCTATAAGGTTCAGTGACATTAAATCTTATTCCTGTAGCATTTGTTGATCTTGTTTTTGGATTTCCACCTATTATAGTTTCTATCTCAACATCGTCTATAAAGTATTCGGTTTTACCACTTCTTTCATATATTGTGCTGCTGCCTCGCAACGGGCCGCCGCCTGATCTTAAAACAACAACCGATGGTTCTTTTCTTCTATATGTTAGATCAGGAAAATTTAATTCAAAATCACTTAGACAACCTAAAGTAAAAATATAGTTGAAAGAAGCAAATTGCTCCAAAGGATTAGCCATCTTGCCTCTACCGCTAAACATTGTTCCAAATCCGTCACCAAATGCTGCTCCAAGAAATCCACCTATTCCACCTGCGATTTGATTGACTAAACCTGTTCCTATTCCGTTAGCAATGTTTCCTACTATACTTTGTCCAATTCCTGGTCCAGTTATTCCGTTAATACTGTTTGCAATATCTACAGTTGCGCTTTGTAATTCTTGTACAGAACCTGCAACACTATCAATCACACCGTCTACAGAAATATTTGTTGAATTAATTTGACTTGTTATACTAGTAGCTGCATTTTCAACTGCATCGCCTAGTTCTCGTCCTGTTGCTCTGATTCTTTGATTTAAATTTTGTGCTTGAAATGTCATTTTACAATCCTAACACTCTTGTTAATGCTTCACCTTTAGGTATATAAATTTCTTTTCCTGCAACTAGATCAAATATAGGATCTTTTAAAATTTCTAAATTACGCTGTGCAAAAACCCACCATAAATTCTTGTCGCCATAAAGATCAAAAGCCAGCAAATCAGGACGGTGGGTATACTGCACTTCAACCGTGTATAGCACATCGTCAGACTCTGCAGGGACTGGTCTGATTTTTAAAGTATCTAAATATTGGTTATTTTTGATACTTGTATTAAACCAAGGTGATGTTCCTTCATAAACTGCCATTAGATAAATCCTGGTCCGTTTCCTTTAGCATATGCGCCAGATTTGAATCTATCAAGACTAAACTGATGCACTGCTCTTCTGCTGTATGTTGGCATTAATTGAACTGCAATTAAACTTCTAGTTGGTACCCAAGTATTAACACTTCCTGGTACATGTATATAATCAACATCCATCGGTAAATCAACTGTAAATTGAGTTGCCACTACTGGCACATTTTTTAACACATAATCACCGTACCCATTTAATTGTACCACAGGTGGTGGTGAACCTTGTTGACTTGTATTGCCGTAGGCCATTTTTGTTATAGATCTCAAATAATGAACTGCTGCTACCCAATATTTTCCTTCTGCTTCGCTTTCTACAATAAAGTCACCACTAATCTGTATAGTATCAGGTTGGCTATTCTGGTAAGCTGGAAAAGGATAATTACTATGAGTAGGTTTAACTTGTCCATATGAGGCGCTGTGTGACAAAATAATTTGAGGGGTATAAGGAAAAATTAACCCGTTTGTGCGTATTAATTCTGATTGTAAAGTAGATTCTAAATTTAATCCACTTGGTAAACTTAATTTTACACGCCAATCGTCATCATCTGCACCTTGCCAAGAAACATTAGCAAATCCTACTCCGCCAGGCATACCAAATGACGGTAAACCTGCACCACGAAGGAGACTCATAAAATTGTTTTTAGTAAAA